GTCCAAATATCGGTTTTGGCGATATTTTCATAAATCGACAGAACCCGCTTCTGGGTGAACACATCGAGCTTGGCGATGTTCTCATAAACCGCTAGCACCCGCTTATATGCACCGAGGTGCTCATCGATCATCCAGGCAACGGACCAACCGCTGTAGTCGTTGTTGGTATTGGTTGCCTGAGCACGCCAGTACCAGATCCCATCTGTCAGCTCAGGCGTTGTCCAAATCGCAATCTGCTGGTCCACAAGATTCGAGACGACCTGGGTCAGTTTTCTCGGCGAGTTGAAAGAAGTGGTGATATCGAGCTCGAATGTGATGTAGCCACTGAAATCCGGATCGTTATACTTTGCTTGTAGATCGGGGGTGCTGTCCGTGCTGATAAATCCACTGGCCGGGCTGATCAATTCAACCGTTATCGCCATCTTTGATCACCCCTCATCAGGTCCAACTGCCGACCGTGGCAATCAGGCGCGCGGCTTTGGGACCAAGCACCAACAAAGGCGGACCGAGCGGGTTTTTGATGTACACCGTGCTCGACAGTGACCCCACACCGATCGAGGCAATATCCAGCGTGCTTGTCCAAGGGCCATCTTCCGAAAAGGCCAGAAGAAAATCCGGGTGATTGAGCTGCAGATTGACGTTATTGGCGATCTTGGTCGTACTGGTGTTTTGGATCTTGATGCTTTGAACGACGGTTGTCCCTTCCGGTCGATCCCCGACATCCATGAGCATGGTAATCGGTGTGCCATTTACATCCGTAAACACGATGTCGTCCGGTGTTTCGGTCGCCTTTTTTCGGCCATAGATATGGAGATCACGAAGACGAGAAGCATAAATGGTTGTGATCCGAAACCGAAGGACTTTCATCGGGCCGCTAAAACTGACTGGTTTCACTCCGGTGCGCCACTTGGTACCGTCCGGGTTATGGTAATAGGCCACCCCATTCGGCCAGGTTGCGGTTTCCCAGGTCCCATCGACGCCATTGGTTGAGTCAGAACTGCCCTGAAGTTCTCCAAACGTGGTCGAATAGTAATAAGCGGACCCACCGATATACATCTGCTCCACTTCACGCGCTTCAGGAAAGAACACCCAGACGATCAGAGCTAACCCTTCAGAAGTCCATTCAACGGTATCAGCCGATATTTCATCATTGAGCTGACCCTTTTTCGTGCTGTTACACCAGAGCGCCACACCATCGTTATAGGCACCGCCGCGATAGGCAATCTCGGTTCCATCGATGTCGATCGGCATCCGGTGGCTGGGGATCGTGGCAAAAGACATGGGTTACCTCCAAAGTTAGAAATAGGCAGGGAAGTAGAGAAGCTGACAGGATCCGCCCGTTGCGCTGCTTGTTAAGGCCAGGTGATTATCTGCGGCACCCAGGATCAGCCAATTGGCATCTCCCGCGTGCTTGATGGCTGAAATGACATTAAGGCTATCTTTTTCACAGGTGAAATCGGCTATGTCGATCGTCACCACTTCACCCGAGGCGATGCTGCCCTGATACTGCACCCAGGTGCCAGTTTCCAGGCAATCCAGCTTCGGTGACTCCAGCGGACCGGTCAGAACCAGACTGAGTTTTGTAGCAGGGGCGGTACCCGGGTTGGTATGAACCCAGGCGAAGGTTGGTAGTGAGATGACCTGCTGATCGGAGTAAAGATCTGTGCCATAGAAAAACGGATCCGCCATGGATATTTCCAAGGCGAATTTGGTAAGCCCATAGGGCTTGCGGCTGAATTTGACCGGGCGCAGGATCTCGACCGTCGCTTCGCGTGAGGTGCCGTCCGGCATTTCCTTGGCTAAGACCTGCTGGCCAGGAGAACCAAACAGCTGATTTAAATGGTCGATGTTCTCGCCCAACACCTGATCGGGCGTCTTGCCGCTGGGAATTGCCCCGGTTATTGGATCGACCGAGCGTACCCACATCAGAAAAGTCAAAACCCTATCGCTGTAGCGTTTCTTGATCCAGCGCTTGCCATCCTGATAGGGGATCTGGATATTCTCACCCCGAAACCCCGGTGTGCCTAAACCATCTGATACTTCATAGATTCCCCAGGCTTTTGTCTGCAGGGGTTCGGTATCAAAGCTGTACTGTTCCATTTAGACCACCCCGTAGGAATGCTTCAAAAGTGTGCGCCGGATGCTGTCTTCGGAGCTTTCCGGCTTGGGATTGTTGACTGTGATGTTGTATGTGTTGGTCACCCCCGATGGTCCGCCAGATAGCTGCCCATTTTTGCCAAGACTGACCTTTTGCATCGCCGAGATGATCAGGTTTTCCAGTCGATCAATCGGGACTACTGCTTCTGATCCTTCTTCGCCGACCCCGATCACGCTCGGGCTGTTGAAGATCCCGCCACTGGCATACCACTTGATGCCAAGCTTCGGTGCTTTCGGAGGATTGAGGCTAAACGACCCAGAAATCTCAAAATGCGGTAGTTTCGGTTTGGGGATTTTGATCTCTGGGAGCTTCAAGTTACGAAAGAAGCCGACAATCGCATCCAGAGCGGTCCGGATCGTGTTTTTGACCGAGTTCATCGGTCCTTCGACCCCAGATTTGATGCTGTTCCAAACCTCGGTGGTCTTCTGCTTGATCGTGTCCCAGTTCGTATATAAAAGAATCCCTACGGCAATCAGTCCCGCAATGATGGCAATCACCAGCCCGATCGGACCTGTCAATGCCGTAAAGACCGCACCCAAGGCACCGCTGATCCCGCCAACCGATGCCAAAGCACCTGAAATGGCTCCGACAGCAGTTGATATGCCGCCAATAACCGAAATGATCTTGCCGACAATACCGATCACCGGCCCGGCAGCAGCTGCAACGAGGGCGATTTTGACGATCTGTTCCTGCTGTTCTTTGGATAGGCCCTGGAATGCATCCATCAGGGGTTTTACCACGCTGATGATCTTCTCCAATACCGGGATCAGGATCTGGCCGAATTGGATTCCCAGCTGAGTGGCTTGTTCCTGCATAATCCGAAGCTTATTGGTCGGGCTATCCAACGTCCGAGCCAGGTCGCCTTGGGCGTTCTTGGTCGATTCCATGATCACACCAAACCGGGCTTGGACTTTCTGGGCCTCGGTCAGTGCTTCGCCCTGTTTGGCAATGCCATTGGCATAGGCATAGGATTTGACCGTGTTTTCATTCACCAGAATACCGAGCGCCTTCAAGGGCTCCGCTTCACCGGAGATACCGGATTTTAGTTTGTTGAACGCTTCGTCCGGGCTAAGGTTATAAAACGACGCCATGTCATAGGACAGCTGGGTCAGGGTTTCGGATAGTTTTAGGGATTCATCGTCGGAAAGGCCCATCGAGGTCAGCATCGCGTTGTAGGTGGCGACATTCTTTCGCACAGAATAGGCATTAAGCCCAAGTGCCTTGGACGTTTCATCTGACCATTTACGGGCCGAGTCTGCCATATCGCCCATCGCCACTTCGAATAGGTTCTCGGACTCAACCGCATCCATCGCCAGTTTTGTCGATGCCGTGGCAATGCCCAGGATTGGCAGGGTCACTGCCGTTGAAAGGGTCTTGCCAACCGAGGAAAGTTTATCGCCAAATACCTTCATTTTCTTTCCGGCAGCATCCATGTTCTGGGAGAGCTTGTACCAGGCAGAGCTTTTCAGGTTAAGCTCTCGAGTGGTTTCCTGCAGCTCCTGTTGCATTTTGTTCAGTTCGGCGGTGGCGTAATTGACCTTGATTTTGAGGTTCTCAGTCGCTTTGGCATCTTCACCCTTGGCCCGGACACTGGCTTGATAGGCGTGTTCCAACTCACGGACCTTCTGGGCTTGGATATCCACCTGGCGGTTGAGGCTATTTGCTTTGAGTTTCAGGCCTTCGGTCGATTTCCCGAAGTCACCCAAACCGGCGCTGGCAGCGGCAAATTCGCTCTGGACCACTTTCAGGCTGCGCTGGATTTTGCTAACACCTTCCTGAAACCCGCGATCGTCCAGTCCTATCCGGGCGATGACGGTATTGGTATCTCCGGCCATTGTTGTTAAACACCTCCTTTCTAAAACAAGATGTTGTCGATGGTGTTGGTGGCATCATCAAGATCAAACCCATGTACCGACCGGTAAACCTTGTACAACGCCTGGAGCTTTTTGGGTGTACTGAGCCAAAACTGTTCCTCGGTCATTTTCAGAAGATTGGTCGCCAAATAAAAAAGCCACTCCCAGTCCCAGGTGTTGGACTCTAAGTGGCTATCGATTCCCCCAACGTTTCTGAATCCTCTGCTTCGGGCATGGCCTTGTCGAGTGCTTCGTTGATCGCAGCTCCCAGCCGTTCCAGGTCACTGAGCTCCAGAAGCTCTCCGACCTGGCGCAGGGAGATCCCTTCATCTTCGACCTTGATCGAGGCATAGATCAGGGCACGGATGGCTTTGAGTTTCATTTTCTGCAAATCCTCAAAAGCCAGGTTGATGTCACCATAGACATCTTCCAGCTCACAGAAGGTATTCATGTTGAGCTTGATTTCATAGTCCTTGCCGCCGAGGGAGAAGGGGATGCCTTTGTTTTTTAATTCTGAAGCTTTCAAATCAAAATTCCTCCATCGTTACGGGGTGGCGACCGGTTCAGCCGGGACAGCGGTAAACCAGGCAGTGAGGATCGCCGGATCGATCCCGACCTCGTCCTCGTCGGCGATGAAGCGAAAGTTGCCATCGAAATCACGAGAATAGAATGTGCCTTTGAGCTTGGCGGTCTTCGGTGCGGGCTTGTCCGCTTCGGTGTCATACTCGTCGGCGGCCAGTTCGAACTTGCCCTTCAAAAGCCAGACAAAACGGTACTTGCCGTTATGCTTTTTGGACTTAAAGCCTAGAGCGACGGTCGGAGCCAGGTCCTGTTTGCTTTCGATCAGGACGCCCGTCACAACCGAGGCGCCTTGCAAGGTCGCGCGGCTGGTCAGGGTGAGCTGGTTCAGCTCGATTTCGACTTCGATGCTGTCAAAGGATGTGATGACATCCTCGACGGTGTCATCCGAATAGATGTTCTCCGAATTGACCTTCGGAGAGAGCTTGGCGCTGATGGCTCGCTCCAGTTTAGTTGGGGTGGCGTAGGTCGCCCCGGTGTTGTCGTCTTTGGTCAGAAGCGCGATGTGAATATCTCTTAGACCGATTTGTCTGGCCATTTAGGTGTCCTCCTGTGATTCGAGATAATAGAATTTAAGCCCCTTGTGGTAGATTCCGGTGTCCGGCTCATAAAAATCCGCTTCGTTGAGGCGGTGAAACCCGGCAGCCAAAGCCAATGATTTCACCGTTGTCACCAAAGCGATGTAATCCGTTTTCGACCAGATGTCTATCTGGATGTAATGCCCGGTGTGGCTTTCCTGATCCTCGGAAAAATCCTCGCCGTTTTGCAGGTATTCATGGAAGGTGATGTAGGTGCTGTCCTTGCCGGTGTATTTCTGAAAGGATACCGGAACACCCACAGATGCCAGGGAATCCAGAACGAGTTTATTAATCACCGTTTAGCCCCCTTTCCAGTTCATCCCGGATCGCGTTGTTGATTGGGCCTTTGTTCTCTCGCACGGACTTTTCGGCCCAGTGCTGGGCAGGGATCTTCGATGTGCCCCACTCGGTGAATTTGCTATAGAAAAACGGGGAGTTGTCGCCCTTGGTCGGTCCGACCTGGACGAAATCCACCCCGTTTTCCTGTTTGATGTCCGACACGGCTATGTTGTCTGCCATGTGAGTTTTGCTTTGATCCGATCTGGGGGCTTTGGATTCCATACTGGCCTTTACCAGTTTCCCCGCTCGTGCCAGTGCTTTCTGCTTGATGTCCATCCCTTTGGCACCGAGTTTATTGACCTTACTGATCAGCTCATCTAAACCTTCCAGTTCAATTTTGGCCACTGGGCAACACCTCCACCGCTTTGATTTCCAGATATTTTTGGCGATACTTGATGTCATCGATATCGGTGATGTTAAACAGCCGGTCCTGAAATCGGATCTTCATGTCGGTCGTGATACCCGGCCGATAACGGATCGTGAATTTGATGGTGTTTTCAGCCTGGACCGCTTTGGCGGCAAAATATTCCTTGCCATGAAGATTGGACACAGAGGCCCACACGGTAGTCAGCTCCGATTCTACGTCTCGGGCAAAGCCGTTTTCATCGATGGTGGTGGTAATCTGCAAAAGGGTGATTCGTTTACTGAGCTCGCCAATTTTCATCATTACCACCCG